ATCTTGCTGTAGTACGGGATGCCCTGAGTGTTGACCGTTTCCATATAGTCCGCAGGTGCGAAGGACGAGACGTACAGATCCGGGACGCCTTCGGGGATCAGCAGAGCCTTATCGTCGTGGACGAACGAAACACCTGCCACTTTGCCGCGATAGCGCTCCCAGACGATCCCGCCGAATTCAAAGCTTTCACGAGCATCGCCACGCAGCGATGCAGCTTGCATAGTGTTGAGGTAGGTCTCTTTGACCGACCGATGCGCGATCAGCTTGTTCCAGAAGTTCTTGCCGCAGAAGGCACGGGAGCCGGTGCTGGTGATGCTGCCCAGCGCTTCCTCTTGCATGTCGAGCGCCTCACCGGCGCGAACACGCAGCTCAGTTTCCGGGTTGCCCAAGCCCATTGGCAGCTTCTTGCGAGTGACACTAAACACCTTGTAGATGTCCAGCAGCGAAGTCTTGCCGTCCGCGTCTAGGATCTGCCCATTCAGGGCACCCATTCGCTGGAATTCGTGCGTTGCATCCAACTGGCGACGGGCCTTCGCCAATCGCTTGTTGACCACATCCTGCACCGCCTGCAACTCGGTGCGGGTGCCAAAAGCACGAATGCCCTGGATCTCATCCGCCTTGATGGTGAAGCGCTCCGGCAGATGCACGGTGTTGAATGGGATCAACGTACGCTTAGTCCCCGCTACCACCAGGCCCGACGTACCACGCTCACCCGCCGGCACCAGGGCCAGGGTGTCGCCGTCCTTCTCGATCTGCACGGTCAACGTGCTGATGCCCTCTTCGCGGAACAGGCCAAGGCTGCTGATGCGCCCGGGCAGATATTCCTGCTCGTTGATCGCAGCAGTCAGCGAAGAAACGGAAAACGCATCGTCGTTAAAAATCTCAATGTCAGCCATGAAGCTATCTCCAGAAAGCAAGAAACCCGCAAAGGCGGGTTCAGTAAACGAGGATGAATCGTCTTAGCGGACGATCACGAACTGATTGACGAGGGCCTTCTCAGCGGCCGGATCCAGACCGGTCAGGTGCGCTTCACTGACCTCGGCAAGACGCACCACGGCGCGACCACGGCGAACCACATCCGACTCGCCCAAGGGGCCATAGAGGATGGCTTGGGCGTTTTCGCTGCCGTCTTCGGCGGTCGGGTTGTAGGGGGCAAACTCACCAGTAGCCACCACCAGACCGAGGATCTGTCCCGGTTCCAGGGCCGGCCCGGCTGCCACGTTGATGGCTTCGCGGGAGATGGTTCCGGTTCCTTCGGACAGCAGGAACTCACCCGCATGCATCGGCTCACGTTGAATAGTCATGGTCTAACTCCTTTTGCTGATGGGTTTTGTGCGGCCTGGCGAGCGGCCCAGATAGTGGGCTGATCAATCTGCTTGGCCTGCACTTTTTGAGGCTGGTCAACTTCCAGCGGTAGGCTGCTGTCAATCTCAAAGCCCTTGCCGCTGGTGACGATCTTGTCGAACAGGCGCGCCCGCACTGCAGCCACATCCAGGCCAGCCGCCACATACTCGACGCTGAATTCAGGAAGTCGGGCGGCCACACAAAGGTCATTCACCGCCTTGGCCCGTGCCAGGCCGGCCAGCACGATCTCTTCGCTTTCGAGCCCGGTCGATTCGAGCAGCGGCGCTACCAGGTTGCTGATACCGGCTGTGGAGCAACGCTGAGCAATCATCAAGGCCAACTTGGCCGAGTCGACCACAGGCGGTGCTACCGGAGCGGGTGGCTCAATGGGCTCATCGTCCGGGTCTGCCTCAGGCGGCTCGTTGAGCTGGGCTCGGAGATCCGCTGGGGCATGCTGGTAACGCTGCATCACCCCGCCCTGTCCCAGGCACGCCTTGACCTTCACGCCGTCGCCCACTTCATCGGCCAGCCCAAGGGCCACTGCTTCATTGGCGGTAAGCCAGGTTTCGGCATCGACCAAGCGCCGCAACTCAGCCTCATCAATCTCGGTGGCCTTCGACTTGTAGGCCGCGATAATCGCCTCAACGGTCTGGTCGAGTGCATCGGCTACCTTGCGGAAATCCTCGGCATCGCCAGAGGCGTAGGTCCAAGGGTTGTGGATCATCATCATGGCGTTGGCCGCGATCACCACCCGGTGCGCGCCGCACACCGCCACACTGGCCGCACTGGCTGCCAGGGCATCAACCCGCCCGGTGCAGCGTTCGCCCAGGCGCCGCAAGGCGTTGTGCATCGCCAGGCCGTCGAACAGGTCTCCACCGATGCTATTGAAGGCGGCGATCACCGGCGTCACGCCGTCATCCATGGCACGCAGGTCCTGCACAAACTGGTTGGCTGTCACGCCCCAGGTGCCAATCTCGCCGTAGACAAACACCTCAATCACACGCTCGGTGGTTTCGCCACTGGCCAGCACGGTGTACCAGCTTTCATCTTTGACTTTCACCCGCTCGCCGGCGCGGTTGTAAATGCGCGGTCGCGCTTTCTTGCTCATGGTTGCTCCTTGTCGTCGTTGGTGACGACTGCGTCGAGAGTGTTGTAGTTGAGGCGCAAGTCGGTAGCTCGGGCGAGATCTGCGGCGTTTTCGGCATCGACCGTCTCAGCGTCATAGCCGGTGCGCAGCACCATTTCGCTACGAGAGGCAAAGCCTGCCTGGACTTCCATGCGCCGCGCCTGCACGTCCTGCACTGGCTGGATGTAAGCCCAGCCTTGTGGAATCCACCGGGTACGCAGGAATTCGCGGCGGCGTTGCGTGTAGTCGTCCAGCACCAACACACCCGACAACACCGCCATGTCCATCCAGGCGGCCCGCACCGGGCGGCAGAGCTGGTGCACGTACACCCCGAATTGCAGCTGTTCAAGGCGGCGCCGAAACTCGTTGAGCACCACCCGCAGCGCGCGGTCGTTCACCTCGCGCATATCGCCGGTGAGGATCTCGTAGGGCGTCCCTGTCCCAGCGGCGGCGGCCATCAATTGCTGCCGCATAAAGTCCGGGTAGTTATTGCCCGCGTCCGGCGGCTTGGAAAACTCGACCTTCTCGCCGGCCCCCAGCTCCTGCATGGTGCCGGGCTCAAGCGCGACCATTGGAGTGAAGCCATCATGATCCAGACTCAATGGCTGGCCGGTGACCGGGTCCCGTGGCACTGGACCAGAGTCCGGCGCCGGGCGGCTGATGAAACCGGCGAACAGGTTGGCCACCTCCTGGCGGAACAACACGGCATCGTCGTAGTTGTCGAGGCTGCGCAGGCGCTTGAGCACCGGCGACAAACGCGGCACGCCACGCAACTGGCCCGGCTCGACCGGTTCAAAGATGTGCAGCACCTGAGCGGCTGGCACTCGCACCAATTGGTTGTACCCGGCGTTCAGCGACGACGCGTCGCGCGGGTGCGACAGGTACATCCAATAGGCAACCCGCTTGCCGCCCGGGGTGAACTCGATCCCCGCACGGATGACGTTCCCGGCCTTGGTGGTTTCGAACTTGTCATGCGGCACAAACTCCGGGGCAAGGATCTGGATCTGCAACGGAACCGCGAGACCTTCGTCCAGGCCTCGAGGCCGCAACCTGACAAAACACTCACCCGAGGTTTCCACCGTGCGGGCTACCAGGGCCTGCTGGCCGTAGAAGTCGGTACGCTCGTCCGCGTCCGACTCATCGACCCAGTCCTCCCAGAGCTCCTGCAGTAATTTGCGCAGGGGGGCGTCATCGGTTTTCGGTCTCGGCGTGATGCCGGTACCGATCAGGTTGCTAACGCGCTTATCGATCACGTTGTAGGCATACGGGTCATTACGAACCGCTGCCCGCGAACGCGACCGCAGATTGCGCAGCGCCGGGGTGTTGATGCTGTTGATCCCGTTGTCGGGAGCATCCCAGCCAGTGGACCGCCGGCCCTCCCCGGCGCCTTCGTAACTGGCCTTGATATTCGACGGCAGCACAAAGCCGTTGCGGGTCAACGTCGGAAAGTGGCGGGCCATTAGAGTCCCTTGCCTCCGTGATAAAGCCGAGCCACCCGAGAGCGCGGCCCGGCAGAATTGACGAGCGACGTTCGGATTTGATCGCGAGCCGTGAGCAATTCGTCGATGGATCGGTACTCCACGGTGCGGTCGCCGTAGCGCACGGTTTTCTCACCGCGAGCAATGGCCGCCTCAACCGCGTCGAGGTGCTTTTGGGTAAAGGACATATCAGCGTCTCTTCAGATAACCGCTGGTGGAGCTGCGGCGTGGAGGGGGTACAGCGGCTCGCGGCTGTGCAATGGGTACAACGGCCGGTGGTGCCGGTTGTGACTGTCGAGCGACCGTTGGAGCGGGCGTTTCGTCCGTGCTTCGGCGTTCGCCTTGAGACGGCGTGGATGCCGGCACATCGTCGAACAAGCCAGACTGAGCCAACGCCTGGCGAACGCGCTCCCAGTCATGTTCCTGGTAGCGGTTGATCCCCAGGTAATGCGCCATAGCCAGGCAGTACACCATCAGGTCGAGTGCTTCGTTACGCTCGGCCTTGCCCTTGACCCATTCGATGCGCTTGTAGCCTTTCACGTAGCGAGCGACCTTGCGCTCAGCCACGCACTGGTCGA